GTGCTGACACCATCGATATTAGGAGTTGACGTCAAACTGTAGTTAGAACTAAAAGCAAACACACGATATGGAATTTGGTTACGTTGACAGAACATAGCCAAGGTAATAACCTGTTTCACTGTATCCTGCAAGACGCCATCCATAGAACCAGACCAGTCAAGCAAGAAAACCATACCGTGGTTTTTACCCTGTGGCAGTGTAGTCACACGCTTAAACAAATCGTCATTGAGTTTGTATGCCCAGATTTTACGCATGTCCAAAGAACCAACCTTAGATGTTTGAGATCTCTTGTAGAGTTGAGCAGACTTCTTCATCTCAAACTCTTTTGTGAGATAGCTAACAACACGAGCAGATTCAGTTTTAAACTTTTCGAATCGTTCTCTACACCCATCATCAACAACATACTCATCGGTGCATGCAGTTTCTTTCAAAACAGTTTTGTATGACACAACTGGACTGTAAGCATAATTCATATCTAGATTATAATACAGATAATCAGTGCTCTCGTCAGCGAGTTCTTCTAGCTTAGAATAAAACACTCTGTCAGTTTTAGACTCAATGTTATCATCAACAAGATCCTGTAACTTTTCTTCTTTGGTGCGAGTATCTTTTTCGATGGACGAACCAGTCCGCTCATTACCATCAAAACCACCCTCTTCTTTTGATTGGTCAGTTTCAGTCATACCAGAATCATCAATAGAAGGTATGTCGAAATCTTCATCAATCTCGTCCAAGTCGTCTAAGTCTTGTTCATCAAACTCGTCTGATTCTTCTGGCTCTTGTTCCATCTGTTCGCGAATACGTTGCTCAAGTTCTTCTCTTGAGAACTCGTATACCTCTTTAGCCAAAGAAATAACATCATCAACAGTCTCAGTTTTTTCAGCACGAAGAACAAATTCTTTTTCTTCAGGTGTGAATTTTACCCCACAGTTGAAACCAGCTTTGAAGTAAAGATTGATACGATCGATCAACAATAGAGTAGAAGGATCTTCTTTTTTAACACCAAAGAAGTCTTGTTCGTTTAGTTCTTTGTATCCATCATTCATCGTTTTACGGATGCCAGGATACTTACGTTTCATAAGTTTCTCAATACGAACGTCTTCAAGAACATTCAAATAACCAAAGATACGTGAGTTTTCTTTGGCTGGCTCCATAAACTCTTCAGTCGTATACAGAGCATGACCAACTTCATGTCCAATCAACATTCCCTCAACTGTGGGTGACATGTCTTTCCACATAGGAATGGTAAGAACACGGGAGTTGATGTCAAATGAAGCTGTCTTTGCACGAGCACGACGAACACTAATGTTCTCGGTTGCAAGCAGTTTTGCTGAAAGATCTACTGAGTTAATTTTAGATGTCATAATATAATTTCCTATCTCAAGACTCAATTATACACTACTTCTGAATTATTGTCAACCATGTAGGCATGGTCAAATTCATAGGCAGTTACAAGGTCTTCGATAGTTTTGCGATTCATAAGACGCAGGTCACCATTAAATTCTAGATGGTCTTGCAATCCATATTGTGCAGCAATTTCAGCTAGTTCAAAGTCGTTAAAATCATTCCACATAAGTAGTTCTCCTCAATATAAGACTAATTATGCCTGATTATGTGTTTTATGTCAATACCTAATTTTTAGGTGTGTAAGTCATTGATTTTAAATGGGAAAATAACCCTACAGAGCGTAGGGTTATGAAATTATGGAAAAGTCGTTTCTCTTCTCAAACCTGATAACAGACCTGAATTTTTCAAACAGTTGGTCGCCTTTGTGTGAGATTACAAAGATGTTAGAATTTTCACCAAACTGATTCATAAGGTTTAGGAAGTAATCTGTTCCAGCAGTATCCAATGATGAATCAAAAATTTCATCAAGGATAAGCAGGTTTGTATTGACAGAGTTCTTCATCTTGGCAATTTGACGCCATGTGAATAAGATGGCTAAGTCAATACGCATCTTCTCGCCCTCTGAGAAACTCGCATAAGTAAACTCATCTCTGTATCTAGACTTAACGATCTCGTTAAACGACTCGTCCAAACTCAAAGTGAATATATGCGTCCATTGAGTTCAAGTATTTGTTTATTAACTTATTCATGGTTGGTAAATACTCACGAATAATCGCTGTCTTAATACCAGTGTCTTTCAATAAAACAGAAGCAACTTCTTCTAAGTTTCTCTGTTCCTGTAAAGAAGTCTTAGTATTAATCTTAACAATAGCATCAGTGGCAAGTTCTTTTAGCTTGCTCTTCTCTTCATCGATGTTAGTTGTGTCAGATTTAACCCTTTGGGTCTCAGCTTCAAGTTCTTTGATTTGTTTGTTGAGTAAGGTGACTGTACTGTTTCTTGTAGATAACTCAATGTTCTTGTCGGTAATTTGCTCAACCACTTTGTTAATTTTTGAGAGTTTCGCATTAAGGTTAGTGAGTACGGTTTCGAGTTCACTAATTTTTGTGTTGTTGTCCAGCATCTTCTCATTAAGATCTTTGACAATACTCTCTTTGTATTCTTCTGCGATGTCTTGGTTACAGCTTGGACATACATCATGTTCGTTAAAAAACTCTGAGTGGTGCTCGCATGTTTCGATCTTCTGAAGTAACTTAGACTTGATTGATTTGGCTTTTTCAATGTCTTCAGATACCGAGTCCTTATTTGCGATGCTGACTTTAAGAGTGTTGATCTCCTCCAAGATGACACCGATCTCACCCTCTGCCTTAGAAATTTCAGACAGGTTAGCAGTAATTTTTGCTTGGATTGCGTTAACGCTTTCTGTCTTGGCTTCAGTGATTGTTTTGATAAGTTGAGTTTGCGATTCAACCTTTGTTTTTGCATTTGAGATTTCATTCTCAACTTTAATAATCTCATCTTTAGTCTCCTGAGCTCTCTGTTTCAACAACTGATTCATAGTTGAAAAGATTTTAATATCAAGAATGTCTTCAATAACTTCTCTACGTTGATGAGATGGTAACTGCATAAATGGAACAAATGATGCTGACCCGAGAATAACTACCTGAGTAAATGTCTTATAGTTAAGTCTAATAATCTGCTGTTCGAGAACTTTCTGATAATCTTTTGATGCAGCGTCTTGATTAATCATCTCTCCATCAACCCAGATCTCAAAGATATTTGGTTTGATACCACGAATGATTTTATACTGTTTATTTCCAATGGAAAACTCGATAGTAACCAAACAATTTTTATTGTTGATACTGTTGATCAACTGCGACTTATTGATATTTCGGAATGGTTTGCCAAACAATGAAAAACACAATGCATCTAAGATTGTGCTTTTACCTTCACCATTCTTACCAATGATTAAAGTTGTTGGTGATTTGTCTAGTAAAACTTTGTTAGCTGAGTTTCCAGTGGATAGAAAATTCTTCCACTCTACACTTTTAAATACAATCATTTAACCTTCCATTTAATACCAATTATCTTATAAAGATAACTTCTAAAGATACTTGGTTTATTTTTAGAAATCACTGTTAGTGGAGTTTGATCAATATCAATACAGAACGATGGTTCAAAATTACCAACTGTCGCCCACGTAACCCCAAAACCATCGGTAGTTAAAACAGATCCAGCAATCATATCTGCACGTTTCTTTGCGTCATATTCATAACTTGGTCGAAAGTCCAAGTCAAGAGGAATCTGCTCAGTTAGTGGATAAAAATACTGAATTTCTAATTGTTGCATCAAACGACCTCTATATTCACTGCTTCAGTATACAAAGATTTCATAAATGTTTTAACTTGTTCTTTATCAACATCAGTTTCAACTGAGTCGATATAATGAGAAAGAACACTCACTGTATCTTCGAGGTTAATTTCTTCGCCGATCTCTCCGTCTTCAAACTCAGACATATTTTCGACAATCTTAATCTCATGAGAACCTTTATTATACAACTTTTGAATAAATCTGTCAAATTTATAATAATCAGTTTTGTTAACTACTACCAACTTAACATACTTATCTGCTAAATCCAAAGTGTCGAGTTCGACTGGTTCTTGTTCTTTATCGTCGTATTCAACTCT